GGTGAGACATTATGGAATCTCCTTGGGAGCCCTGTTATAGGTAAAAATTATAAAAGGGTAGATTTTCCTGTAGGTGGAAATATGTCATTTACAGCAGAGCATGGAGTTGGTTTATATGGACAACCTGAAAGAGAAGATTTTGGACAGAGCCCAGAACAAGATTTAAAATTCACACTATCGAGGTATTTCTAATGACAGGTCTAAAAGAATGGTTTGCTGATAAATATAAAACTAGTGGAGATGTTGTAGATTCTATTACACAACAGATAGGGTATGTTGAATCAAAGAATGTGCCAACTGCTGTACAAAAAGCAAGTGGTGGAGGTGAAGGACCTGGAAGAGGATTATTTCAATTTGAAAAAAGTACTGGAGGAGGTTCTGGAGCATTTCAAACTGCATTAAATAGAACAGAAAATTTATATGGTAAGATTGGTCAAGATGTCCCAGACTGGTTTGCTGGGGCAAGGTCTTCTGATGATGCTTCACAGTTAACACCATCTCAACAACAAGAGATTTTATTAGGTGATTTAGCTATGAAAAGTGGTTCTGATAAATTAATTACAGAAGCTATAGCTACTGGTAGCGCAAAGAGTTTATGGTTACAGAAACATTGGGCAGGAGCTGAAGTAGGTAGTCAGGATTATTTTAAGAAAGGAGAACAATGGGATAGAGAGATGACTACATATAAACCATTGCCTTCTCCTCAAAAAAAAAGCATTGACCCCTCTGGAGTCGCTATGGAAGCTATGTCTAAAATTGATAAACCTCTTGGGTATTAATGGCAAGAAACACTCAGAAGAAGAAAGCTCAGAGAAATAAACAGCTTTGGGAAAGAGCTGCTACAGGTAATCGTGGCAAATGGCAGGGAAGAAGCCAGAAAGGTCACGAATTTTATTTAGATGAGCAACTTACTAAAGACGAGAGAGAATCTCTAGAAGAATCTGGGATGCCTACATTCACTATAAATAGGATAACTCCTATTATAGAGATTATGAAATATTTTGTTACTGCTAATAATCCAAGATGGAAAGCAGTAGGTGCAACTGGAGATGATACTGATGTTGCTCAAATACATTCAGATATAGCAGACTATTGTTGGTATATATCAAATGGTAAATCAGTCTATAGTCAGGTTATTAACGACAGTTTAACAAGAGGTATAGGGTATTTCCTTATAGATATAGATAAGGATGCTGATTTAGGCAAAGGTGAAGTAAAATTTCGTAATATATATCCTTATGATGTTCACGTTGACCCTATGTCGAGAGATTTTTTGTTTAGAGATGCTTCATTTATATTAGTTAAAAAAGATATTACAAGAACTCAGTTGCAGAATATGTTCCCTGAGTTTAAAGTTAAGATAGGTAAAGCAGGAGGGAATACCAGTACAGTAGATTATTCTTTAATAGATAAAACTACAGCTACTGCCATACAGCCCGAAGATGTTTCTAATCTTGGTATGGCTGTTGGTGTAGATGGTGAAGATGATGACATACTAGGTTACTTTGAAGTTTATGAAAAAAGAAAATTTGCTTTTTATAATGTTTTTATAAGAGAAGAAGCTCCTCCTGAAGTAGTTAAACAGGTAATGGAAGAAGTTAAAACTACTATTGAGGAATTAAAAGCTGAGATGATGGTTCAACTGCAAGAGAAGCAAATGCAGGTTCAACAGGCTTTACAATCTGGAGAGATAATAGAAAGTAGAGCTCAGCTTGAAATGCAAAAAGCTCAACAGCAGATGGAAGAAGCTTTAGTTGCTAAAGAACAGGAACTAATGTCTCAAGCTCAAGAGTCTCTTGTTCGTATTAACCAGATGGTTGTATCTGATAAAGAATTTAAAATTATGTCAGAGAATAAAGAGCTGTCTAAGAATATTGTTAATGCTGTTAAGTTTTTTGAGAATAAAGTAGTTCTCACTTGTAGTGTAGGTGATGATGTTTTCTTATATGAAAGGATGTTACCTATTTCTGAATATCCAATAGTACCTATACCATATATGTATACTGGAACACCATATCCATTAAGTGCTGTTATGCCATTGATAGGTAAACAGCAGGAGATTAATAAATCTCATCAGATTATGTTACATAATGCTAATTTAGCTTCTAATCTGAGATGGATGTATGAAGAAGGTTCAGTTCCAGAAGAAGAATGGGAGCAGTACTCTTCAGCTCCTGGAGCATTGCTGAAGTATAGACAAGGTTTTGCCCCTCCAACTCCTGTCTTACCTGCTCCCATAAATAATGCTTTCTTTTCTATTGTTCAGGAAGGTAAGTCTGATGCTGAGTATATTAGTGGAGTTCCTTCGGCAATGATGGGATTTACACAAGAGCAGCCTGAGACCTATAGAGGATTACTTGCTAATGATGAGTTTGGAACAAGGCGTCTTAAATCATGGATGAGCAGTATTGTTGAGCCTTGTCTTGAACATCTTGGTAGAGTTTTTCAGCAAATGTCACAAAAACATTATACAATAGACAAAGTTTTTCGTATTGTCCAGCCTGAGGCTGGTCAAAAAGAAGGAGGAGAAGAGAAAGAACAAAGAATTAATATTCCTATCTATAATGATTATGGTAAAGAAATAGGCAAATGGCTTGACTACAATTCTGCATCTTTCGATGTAAGGATAGTTGCAGGTACTACAATGCCAATCAATAGATGGGCTTTAATAGAAGAATATTTTAGATGGTTCCAGGCTGGGTTAATTGATGATATTGCAATGATTGCTGAAACTGACATTAGAGGAAAGAAACAAATTATTGAGAGAAAATCTTTATATGCTCAGTTACAAGGACAAGTTCAACAGATGCAAGAATCATTAAAGGACAGAGAAGGAACTATTGAAACATTAGAGCGTCAATTAGTACAAGCTGGTATTAAGATGAAGATTGGTCAAGCTGAGACTGAAATTAGAAAAGATGTTGTGGAAACAGAAGCTCAGCAAAAAGTAGTAAGAGAAGCTCTAAAACAAGAATTTGATACTGCTAAAAAAGACATGAGAAGAGGTGTAGAAACAGTAGTTGACAAAGCACAGCTTTCGGCTGAAAAAGCAGTTGATAAGAAAGCAGAGAATGCTTAAATTTAATTATCTCATTTAATAAGGAGAGAAAATGGAAAATCAAGAAGTAATAGGCAACGCACAAGATAGTGCCCCCGATTCTACTTCTAATGTGGATGCATCTAGGGAATTTTTCGCAGCCCTGGATGGTTCTTTGAATCAAGGCATCCTAGAAGGTGAGCAGAAGGCAACCTCAGACGCTAATAGTAGTAATATACTTAGTCAGAGCCCTCAAGAAGTTCAGGAAGTTACCGACCAATCGGAAGGTAATTTAATGAAAAGGTATCAGGATTCCAGTCGTGAAGCTAAAAGGCTTTATGATGAAAATAAGTCAATGGAACCTTATATTCCTATCATTAACGCGATGAAAGAAGACCCTCAGTTGATTCGTCATGTACGAGGATACTTTGAGGGTGGAGGAGAAGCTCCTAAAAGCATGAAGGAGAGGATGGGATTAGAAGATGATTTTATCTTCGATGCTGATGAAGCTTTATCGAATCCAGAATCGGACTCAGCTAAGATGTTCGGAGCAACAGTTGATGGTATCGTTCAACAAAGGCTTGCTCAGTCTCAGCAACAACAAAACGCTGTAACTGAAAGAGCTGCAAAGGAGAACGACTTCAAAGGTAAACATAATTTGTCTACTGAAGAATGGAATGACTATAAAAACTTTGCTAAAACACACAAGCTGACATTTGATGATATTCTTTATTTGAAGAATAAGGATACTCGCGAAGCCAATATTCAGCAGAACGCTAACGAAAATGTAGCGAGACAGATGCAGAAAGTTCAATCTGCACCAGGCTCATTAGCTACTACAGGTAGTGCTCAAGTCGAAACTAATCAAGATGATTCCGTCTTTGACATTCTCAAGGGAGTAGATTCTCAACTTGAATCGGCATTTGGTACATGATGTACTAATGCCCTAATTGTCAAATAATAAAGAAGGAGTTAAAAAATGGCTGACATTTTTCAACTAGGTTCGTATGGAACTGGTTCTTCTTCGATTGGGCAAACGCCCTCAACACTTTCTACGGGTGACCTTAGAAGGCGATACAACTTTGGCGATAGGGTTTCTGAATTAGCAATAGCTCAAGACCCTTTCTTCAGATTAGTATCTAAAGTTGCGAAGAAATCAGTTGACGACCCGGAATTTAAATTCACCGAAAGGCGACCTTCTTTCCATAAACGGTATGCATATCCTGTTGCTTACAGTAATGATAATTCTACCTGGAATGCT